GATGCTTTAATCGGTAATACTCGTGTACCCGTCGTCAGCACCCGATTGCCGTCATCAGTTACAGTAGTGAATGCGCCGGTATTGGCGACAGTGGCTCCGATCGCATGGCCATCGATAGATCCTGGTCCAGTAGATGTCATCAGAGTGATCGTAGGAGCAGTGACCGTTTTATTAGTCAGCGTTTGCACATTGGTAGTGCCCACCATCGCTCCGGTCGTGCCATGTGCAGCTGTGTTGCTTATATGAGACTGTACATCGGTGTTTGATGCAGCGAATGATGTGTTAGCAAACCAGCTTTTAGCAAATGTGTTCGAAGTGAATGTGCTGGTCACATATACATTTGACGCCCGTGTTGCATATACAGCTGTATTCTGGGCGTATGTTGATCGCATCACCGTGTTGGATGCAGCGAACGCTTTAGTAGCAAATCTGTTGTTAGCGTCCGTGTTGCTGGCGTATGTAGATTCTACATCAAGACCGTTCAGCGTTAAGGCAGCCGTAGTAACTGCGTTGGCATTAAGCGTGTTAGCTGAATCAGATACAGTATTCATCCGCGTGACAAGCTCGTTAGTCTTGTTCAGCCACGTCTGAAAATTATCTGCATTGGCATTAACTACCGAAATGGTCACGTATTATTCCCTTCAACTAAGGCAAGCAGCAATTCCTTGATCTCACCGATTTCGTTCTTCATGTCGCTAATTTCATCAGCCAATATATCAACTTTAGCAGCGGCCTTTTTCTTAGCCTTGTAAGCCTGTAGCCCACTCTGATCAGTGCAAATAATAGCGCTGGTCTTTTCATCTCGCACAAACCCAGGTAGATTTTCAACTTGTTTCAAAACATTAAACCTGTAGAGCTATAGCTCTCAAATCTTTCACACGTGGCAGAATTGCTGGATCGCTGCTCAGCAGAACCACCTTGATAGCGAAATATTTATACCCATTAAACGTAACACTCTGTGAATTGGTATACTGTACTTCGCCTGCCGACCCGGACAACTCAGCGGCAAGAATACCATACTCGTACTCGACAAAGTCTTCTGTGTTCTCGGCATCACTGATGATATTGGATGATGTTACCTGATCCATCAATACCCAAGAGCGGTCGATGAATCCATCACTGTCTTCAGCGTGCACAATCTTATAATACACCTGAATCGATGAACCACTTGGCTTATATGCTCCCAAGTAGACCTTCATATCTTCTGCGTCCTGGCCATCTGCTAATGTCACTTTTCTCGTGATGTAACGTGCAGTGGCATTACCACCAGATGTATTGGCTTCACCCGTGCTATCATTATTGATCAAGTTCTGAACAGTTGTTAAACTGGCCTTCTGCAGATCAATTACTGGGCTATGACGAGCGTTGTTCGTTGTCATAACACCTTTGATCTCAGCGCTCTTTTCACTAGAGATGCCATTGACTTCATTTGTTGTGCTCAATAGATTTCTGCTAGCCTTGAACGTAGAGTTGTCGTTTAGATTCAAGCTAACGAAAGACGTGTCTCTTGTTGAAGATGAGGTAGCAAACTTGCCAGAAACTGTCAGCGTTGTACCCTGCAGATCCATCACACCAAGGTTAGTATAGGCCGTATCGATTCTGATATCGTCGACTGATAGGATGCGTGCTGTTTGACCATTTACCTGGCCTTTGATGAAGGTATTGGCTACAAAGTTGCCAGATGAATTATCCAAATGTGCATATACGTTTGCGGCTGTCACTGCATCATAGAACGTCACTTTGCCAGATGGCGTAGATTGAGCGTTTAGCTGCGTCGTTACGCCAGTAGTAAGGCCGTTCGCATGGTAGAATGTGATCGTTTCTGTATTGGCATATTTGTAAGCTGTTGTAATATCTTTGACGCGAACAGTTGTTCCGCTGATTGATGATACAACACCGTTAGCCAACGAAGTTCCACCACTAGCATATACGCCTGTGTTGACACCTGCACTGCTGCTGGTCGTCATGGTTGTTTCACCGTGGACGATTTCACCAATCGTAGAGAATGCAGATGACACATTAGCAATGCTGAACATATCTCTTGACTCGTTCTTCAAGATTGCTGAACCAGTTATAGCCGTGTTAAATGTAGCAACGTGTAATTTGAACTTCAGATCTTCTTCCTGGACAGCTGTCCATGTTGAGTCATTAGCACTGATGAACAATATACCCGCATCAGGCTGTTTGGTGATCCGATTACCTGTTAGCAAATCTGTCTCACCCAATCGACTGATCCACAGCTTGTATTCTGGGCTGGCGGCGCCAGGAACAACAGCGATAGCATAATACTGGTTGTTCAATAGATATACTGGTGAATCAAATACCACTGGTGTGGGTGCACTACCGTCTTCGCTGATGTTAATATCTCCAGGAGCCAAAGTAACGGATCCGAAAGGAACGATTCGATTGGTTATATATTGCGTGCTTGGATCGACTTCTCTGATCTGAATAGTAACAGGGAAGTTGGCATCTTTTGCTTGGAAGAATAGATCGATTTTTGTGACAAACGTACCAGGGCTGTTGATCTGGCTAGACGATCTATCATTCATCTTGAACGTCTGTGCAATTGGGTCAACGCCGTCATTCCATCCCAGGAATCGCGCACCACCGCCGATTGCAACCGATGATCTGGACGTAACAGTCTGTTCCTCAGACACGGCCGTCGTAGATACGACTGGAGCCCTTGTGCTGATAATCGTGTCCTGTGAAGTCTGTGATAGTCCTTCGGCAATATACTGCGTCGTAGCGGACGTGATTGTTGATCCGAATGTGCTGTCGTTAGTCACACTGTCTGTCAATCTAACTGGCTTAACACCTGTACGGAATCGAAGACTATCTTCATTGGGAATACGAAGAAGTGCATATGTGTTGCCACCGACATCGGATGTCAGGATTGAACCTTCAGATCCTGTGTTAGACATGCTGCTGTTGGCAGGTGTTACGTAAGACGATACATCTTCGCCGTCAAAGTATGTATATAATTTAGTAGATGGCTTCAAGCCAACTGCCCGCATCTCAATAACTCTTGAGCGGACGAACGGAATGATGTTTACGTCGACAAGGCGCGAACCAGTACGTTGGGTCTGTGTTTCAGGAATGGCTGTTGTCTGGATACCAGAACGTGTCTGCCGCTCAGTCGTTATAGATGTAGCTTCCAGGTTAACCCAACCTTCAGCGCCGCCGCGAGTGACTTCGACGATGCCTAGATCCTGTGTTCCCGACCACACTGTCTGCCAATCGTTCCAATCAGTACCGAAGCTATTAGATAGCTGGTCCCAGTTGTCACCAACAAAGTCAAAATTGACCTGGTTGTCTGGACGCTGTGTAGTGTCCAGCCAGTAATCATTATCTGGTGTCAGGTTAAGTATACCGTTCCACAGATACATGCCGCCAGCTGCATTACGAATAGTAGAAGCATTTGGCTGGTCTATGATTTCTGTGTGGGTATAAGGAAGTACTATCAAATCACCCTGCGATGGCGTCTTGACCGACGCTACTACAGATGATGTGCCACTTGATCCACCGACTGCTGATCCAGAAACGCTGAATGTACCAACTACTTGTTCCAAATACAATCTACTGCCAACCTGATACGTCAACGTACCTGATGCACTGCCAACTGATATGGACTCACCATTAGTGTATGTACCGGCACCAACTGTTAGCACAGCATCATTAGCCGCTCGTCTAACATTCGAGCTGTTGGCAGAATACTGCATCTCAACTGCATCTAGTTTGAATGTTGGGCGCATCTCATTGCGCTTACGGTCAACGGCAATGGCATAATCAATGTCATGCACATTACCGATATTATGGCCAACAAAGTTATCAACCAGTATACCGTTCTTGAATCGGTCAACACCATTAGCATCTGAGATCAACAAAGAAGATGCCTCAGACTCAAGTAATGATAGTGATGTGTAATACTCGACACGATCAATACGATCCTTCAATGCGCCAATATCTCTCATCGTGTATCGGTCATTCTTAACTGGTGTCAAACGGCATGCCATCAGAGGTCGATTAGATCGACGAGATATTTCGGGCGGTAGTGAAGGATAAGGTGCTACATATATTTTACTGATAGCCATAGCATCGCTTGGCTCTGCTGGTGTAACAGGATACAGATCGGCCTGACCTTCAATTATTCGGAAGGTACCTGTGCCATCCAATACAACTAGATCACGGCGACTCAAATAGTATTCAAAATCAAATGTGAAGTCTTCATTTGGCACACTATAGTGCAAACCACCAGAAGGCTCGATGATCGTTGTGTTGACTGCCGGATCGGTAGAAGCAGACCCAACTGTTGTGCTCGAAGTTGCTGTATCCGTCACACGAGGGCGGATATCTATGCAATCACGCAACCTATATGCATCGCCAGTTACCGGCGACGTGTGAATAGGAATTTCCTGCGTAGTGATGGCCGTGGTGTTTGCCGTATTGACGTCATCGATTGGGTAACTGTCTACGGAAAGATATCCAACACCTTGAGACGTATCATGTGTGAAATAATCTAACTTGATCAGAAGGAAATCAGACGCACCAACAGTTAGTCCACTCGTGCTCTTTTTGCGAAGCTTGCCGTGGCCGTAGATGTTATCTGTTTGACCAGAATCGAATGTGAACTGCGCAGTTACATCCGTGCCCTCGGATGCGGCAGAGAACGTGCTGCCGGACTTCTGGCGAACTTCCTTGATGGCTAATACGTCAGCAAATCCTAGGTTCCACGGACCTGCCGTGCTACCGCCATTGCTTGAGATGTCGATGATTACGTAGCGATCTGGTCGATAAGTCTTTGCAATTTCCTGGCCAGCTACTTTGTTCAATTCAACAATGGCAGAAGCGGCAATCGTTCCATTCAATGTTTCTTGCACATCAAATGTTGCGCTCGTGCCACTATTGATTGTGACTGTGCGAGTTGCTGCATCAGATCCTACTGCAGCCATATCGATCACCTGGCCGATTTCAAATTCTTTTGTGAATGCCTGGCTGGAAATAGCACCGGCCGTTGTCTCTGCAACCGTCATGGATGTTGCACCGGAAATTGAGCTAACTGTTAATGTGTTAGCATACGTTGCAAATTTTACACGATCGCCGATGTTCAGCTCGGCAGCGAACGCTGTACCACTACCCGTAACTGAATTAGATCCTGTTAAAATAGACGCCGTGCCTGACAGTGTGGTCGTTGTGTTGCCGGCCGCGTTCAACACAACCGTGAATGCGCCACGTTTCTGTGTGGCGTTCAATGCACCTGTGCTGAACGGCCATTGCTCATCGGCACTACCTGTAGCGATACTGAACGTGCCATCTGTTGCAACAGTTACGTCGAACTTTTTAACAAACTTGAAGTTGGTGTCAATCGTTCCGCCGCTATCGCGTAGACGCTTAACGCTAGATGCGTTGATGTTGAAGATGGACTTGTTGAAGCTAACTTCATTGACAGAAGCTTGCCCGTTAGCTGAAAGCACCAAGTCGGCTTTAGCGTCAGCGATTGATGCGTTATTCAAATAGATGCTCTTGACACCCGTGAATGCGCCACTTGACATTTGCACATCGTATAGATATAGCTTGTAGGCAGCTTCCGCACTACCTTTTGTTCCTGTTGAATACTCGACTGCCTTTACACGAGCAGTACCAATTTGTGCGCCAACGGCAGTTGTTGTGCTAAAGTCTGCATTGGATACTGCATTAGCTGGCGTGTCTCGCAGACTCACCAAGCCCTGTGCATTGACATCCCACACGCCAACCATTTCGTTGACGTTAACGTAGTTGCCGTAATTGGATGGCACTGTAGTTCCGTTGATTGACTCTGCATCAAGGCCTTTGCGGACGTTGACCTGGCGAGTTACTAGATTCTCGAAATTGTAACCCTGAACATATGCCGACCCGGATTCCACACCCGCGCTCAACAGACTCGTGTTGCCACCATTACCAGAAGTGTATACACCCTGGTTGTTGCCTGTGTTCAGATGCTCTCGCAGACGTACATTCATTCCACGAACGATGTAGTTGCCACTTTCGTCAAATGTTCTCTGGGCGATGTAATCGTTGATCGCCGCGTACTGTGGCTTATCTTTGCGGTTCTGTAGCACACCATTCTTAGTGCGAACGAGTTCAACAAAATTGGCGTTACTTGAGGCACCAGTCACGGCTTTAGACAAAACGGCCGACAGCTTCAAACGAGCAGCACCAGGTGCCGTGTAGTTGTATGAGCCCTGTGCAGGGTCAAGCAGAGTAGTATCCGTGCTTTCAGTAATGACACTCTCTTGTACAAAGTACCCAATACTGTATGAGCTGTTGGCTGCATACTTTTCCAAGATCAAAGTTTGTGGGTCAACTCGGATGAAATGATCTTTTGCAAAGATTACACCCTCGCCAACGGACATAGCAGACCCGAAGCCAGCTGCGCCGGCCGTAGATACTACGTTAGCTGCAATTCCGGAATTAGCTGTCAGTGTTTCACCGGCCTGGAATCTATCAGTTGTATTGTTACTACCGCTGCCTGTATACTTGATGTATAGGGTTTTAGTATGTGGGGTATTGGCTTCACTACCATCCGTGCTATTAACAACTACAGCCGTAACACCAGACGTACCGCCCGTAACAGACGTGCCTACAAAAGCTGCTGCGTTTACAGTAGCAACAGCCGCATCCGCATCGCGTACCTTTACGTAAGAATACCCAAAATCGTAGTTGATTTCACTGCCACGAACAACGCTGCCTTCTTTGAAGATGTGCTCGGCGAAGCGATCAAGCTGATTCTGTTGAATCGTCTGCATCTGTGTAAGCTCGCGGCCCTGCACGGCCAGGCCTGGGCGGAACAACACACGATGGAAGTTCTTCGTCTCGTCAAAATCATCATAATAAGGATCGACGTTAAAATCAGTTTGAAGAGAAACTGTATTACCTGTGGCCATAGTTTGCTATATTTCCGTTTTATCTAAATCTATTTATTAGAACTGGACAACAATTTTGATGTCTTCAATTTGATCGACACTTCTCGATATTGGTGATCTGTTCTCGATGTAAATCACATCACCCTTATATGGCGTTAAATCGCCAGCTGCAATATTCGTAATAGTCGCTGTCACGCTACTGGTTCCACCCGTAATTACTTCACCATTACTGAAGCTGTTTTCAAAATTCTCATTGACTACGTGCAACACACCGGCCGTACCACCAGCATTTGTATTAGCAAATCTAACGATGCGACCATTCGATGTACTTGTACCACCAGATATCACTTCATCGATCGTATACGACCCACTAACAGAGCTAACGGTCAATTGAGCAGTCTGATTGAATGTCGACGTATTAGCTTCCAACCCATTGGCCAGGATAGGATCTTTCAATAGGCCGATAATGCGGAAATCGTTGTTTGTTGGAAGCGTATTGCCTTCCGACCCGTTTAGCTGCACATTGAGCATGACGTTGTGGGCAAATAGCTCCCCTACTGGGTTGCTGCCATGTCCGTCTGGCTGCGCAATGTGGGCATGTGCCGTAGCACCAGACCCAGCATTTGCTGTGATCACAACATTAGCTTTGCTGTAACTGCTACCAATATTGATAATGTTGATATGCGTTAGCTGGCCGGAGGTGACATTGGCATAAGCCGATGCACCCGAGCCGTCGCCACCAATTGCAATCTTTGGGGCAATGTGGAATAGACTAGATGTGTTGGGAGATATCGAGAATCCACTATTCAGAGTAACAGTTCTAGATGTGCCGACATAGTCAACAACTTCTTTTATCTGGCCAGCGCCAAGACCATTAGGAATATATAACGTATATCCATTGTAAATGTTATCCGTACCGCTTGCGTGGGATGGCAATACGATAACGCTCGTGTTAGTCACACCAGAAATTGTCCCATTACTACTGTCGTAGCTGGTTCCGTTAGCTAGCACGTCGATAATTTCGATTGCGCCATTGGATGCTGCTTGCTGCACCGACCACTGCGAGGATCCATCATTTGCAGATAGTGTTTTAACAGGGATGTAATTGGTTGTTACAAATTTCAGAGCTTCTGCCGCACTGATATTGTACAGGAATTTCCATTTGTATCCATCCGCCGTATTCAGCGTTGATGTCGCTGTACCGGTTGGCTTGATCGTGCTATTTGCTGTGTTGTTGTTAAACAGGCACTTGTATACGTTGTAATCATCCGTCATCACATAGAACGTATTAGAGGCGAGCGTAGCATCATTGCTGTCATATTCGTGATATAGCGTGTTATTGGCCCAATTGTACCTACTTGCAGCGAATGATACATCCGCGGATTGAATGCGTTTGCCACCGATCATCGTCCGCCAGATGTCATACCGAGTTTCCTGCACAGTATCTGATGGTGTAGGTGGCGCAGCATCATTTGACCAACTTGCAATCTGGCCGACGAATAAGTACATTACGGAATCGGCCGCTTCAGAAAATGCTTCTTTGAATTGCTCAGCATTATGGATGCGGAATCTTTTGGTAACAATGCCTGGCATGTATACAATCTCTTTTTATGTTGCTATGGTATTTAGCTAGAATGTGGATGTTATATTTATAAATGCTGTCTATATAAATACAATTAAAGGAGTGGATATATGCAAAGATTCAAGACATTCATCGCCGAGCAGAGTAGAGCTCCTCTGTACCACGCAACCCACACTGATAATGTGCATGACACTCTGAAAGCAGGCAAGATTGATCCCTCTGAAAATGGCCATGTCAGTGTTTCTCGCAGCGAGCATTATGCCAAAGGATGGAGTAAAGTTCATTGGAAAATCGATCACGACAAACTGAAACATCACTCAAAAATTCAACCCACTGATTGGTACATGGGAGGGTCTCATAAGAATTCTCCCGCCCGCCACGACGATAATGAACGGGATACTAGTCTGCGGCGCCACGAATCAGAAGAATCCGTCAAAGGACCTATACCTTTGAAGCATGTTACACATTTGTCTCTGTCTAGTGACCACACGCGCGAAGAAAAACGCAAGATAGGCAAACACGTAGCTCAATACGCACCCCACATCAAAATTGTGTCCCATAAATCTAATTGAATCTTATGTGGATTAGTGGTATACTGATTCAAATTTAAGAAAGCATATGATGACATTAGATGAAAAAGTTGACAAAGTGATGGGAGAACTCAACCAAATTTTCGACGCCAGCCTCGCTACTCGGAAAACTTGGTCCCACTTCGATGGCTTTGTATACGAAGTATATGCGGATGAAACAAAATCGTTGTGCCGCCTGGATTCTGATTTTTTCTTTGTATGCGAGGGGCTTGGTAGCCCAGGAGAAGATATACACATACTTACAGCTGAAATCAGACATGCAGGTGTAAAATGACTCAATTCTCGTCTGAGATTTTAAAAGATGCCACACATTTTGAGGTTCGAGCCGAATTCGCCTACTACACAATTACCTTATACCTAAAAGAACCGATAGAAGTGGGTGAGCGACGGTGGTGGGGTCTATGCGGCCGGCAATTGAGATATGAGATAACAATCAGATACGCTCATACGACTAAAGTAGGACCGGAATTCAACACCACGACTGCGTGTGATGATTTCTTTGCTGATCGTAGGTTTTTGAATAATTATTTCAACAAACCGTTGACCTATGACCGGGAATCTGGTATAATAATAACATCAGAACCCGAAGGAAATTGAAAATGACAAAACTTGAAATGGTTACCGAAATATTCGCAGCCAACCCGGGGTTGACTCGGAAAGAAATGATCGTTTTGTTCGTCGACGGAGCAGATATGACACCGGCCGGCGCATCTACCTATTATGCGAAGGTAAATAAGGCGAGCAAGCAGGGCACCGACCCTGTTACCGTAACGCCTGAACCGAAGAAGCAGGAGGAGACGAAAGCTACTCGTCCGCAAATGTTGGTTCGGCAACCGAAGAAGGTTGAAAAGGATGTCAAATACAAGCCGAATAATCGTACTGCGGAAGAAGTTGTGCGCATCGCTCAAGAGATGGCTGATGCAGTGTGGGAACCCGAAAGCCAACTGTCGCTGGCCGGGTAACTGCGATAAAGAAGTCGGCGAAGATGAGTGGGGATGTTTCTTCCACACCAGCAGATTGCCAAAGATATTGTTTTCGATGGTGCTGGTGTGGTCGGATGCCCCTGATCAAGTTCGGACTAAAATCCAATTGAGAATTGAGGAATGGTACAATGATCAAGTTCAAAGGCCACAGCGATGACATCGTGTACATCGAAGGCGATTGTGTGTTTCATAATGGGGATGAAGAGCGATATGGAGACGACTATCTTAATTGTGCTTTTGCTGCTTTCAAGCTGAGCGCACCGGCACTAGAACACGAGTACGACTTTGATGACCCGCGTGAGATGGTTGTTCTCGCGCACTACCACGGTGAATGGTCGTTCTCTATCGCATTAGTCGACGAGGACGTTCCGCTACCGGGATGGATGACCGTCGTTAAGGTCGATGGGTATAGCGCTGCGCTGAGTATCGATGCCCCTCCTGATACCATTATTACACAGTTCAATAATCAAATTGCTGACTTCATATGAGAATGGTTGACGATGGCCATGTGTATGACCTCGAGCAGCTTGGCACTGAAGACAAACACCGTCTGACATTCATTAAACGTAGCGGTGGGGCTGTTTCATATGATCAGGAATGGCCGGGCCTACAAACGCAGGAGGTGTTGCGGGCTCTAATAGACCGCACCCTCTACCTGCACGATATACTACCGTGTGCTGAGACGTTAGATGCAGTGTATCATATGCGGATGGCATTGTATAATTATGAACTGCGGGCGTGGCGTCGGAAGACGGTTGATGTCAATCGCAAAGACGGCGAGCATGATGATGAACCTAATTTAAACGCACATAGAACGATGGACCAAGACTGCCCGTTCCCTGTTGAGCATATCGAGACATTCCCTATCGGTGCGGACGGTCATATCATGTTTTGTATGGGCTGCAACAACATCATAGACGATCAATGGTGCTGGTGCGGTGATTCAATCGTGCATGGACCGATGGAGCTCGGTCACACACCGGTACCTATAGGATGCACGTGTGGGTATGCAAACAACGACGTAGGAGATGGTTATGAGTGAATTGAATGACTGGCCCACGAACGGAGCTGGATTCAACGTGTGGTACAAAGAGTTGCATGCGATGGTTTCCGTTATCAACAGCAACAACAAAATGTGGTTGATCAACCCGAAGCTGAAGTATTTGAACATTCGGATCGACACACGTAGAGGTGATTTTGTGATATTCGATCGTGACAGAAATGCAGTGGACCCTAACGAGATCCGAGAAGCTGTCCGAGAAGCTGCAAAACGGTTTGGTTGATCTGACGATCGAAACGAATTATTAATTGAGCGGCATGCCTTCTGGACGTGTGAACGTCATCAGATTTTCTTCTGATGCGAACATCGAATATGCATATGAGTTGAATATCAACGACTGAGGTGTTCTGAACTGCTCTTCACCGTTCTTCAGCAGCACCCAGTCCTCGGTGGGAGTACGATGCACTGCCCAGCTGTAGTTGTTTTCAGACTGATCGTCCTCTGCGTTGTAACTTTCCATCAGCTGTCTGTTCCTTCCGGTGTCGTAGCTTTTTGTGGAATACGCTCCCAGTTTTCCCCGGCCGCGACCATACACGTCTTCCCAGATGGCATTGTGATGATAATCGTCCAGGATTTACCTTTAGGCCCAACGAGCGTTTCAAGCACGCCACCGTTGTTTGCCAATCCGATGGCAACGGGGGCCTCTTTATACTTCTTGTGCATATGCTTGACTATGTCTGCCCGCTTAGCACAGGCAGCTTGTTGCTGCCCGATTGCTGGGGTTGAGAGAATTAATCCGGCCGCTAAAACGACGGACATTAGTAATGATTTAATCATAATACGATCCTTTCAGATGTATTTATTGGCTCATATGTGGTATAATGTCTCGATTCGCCGAATATATTCATCAATCACTTTTAAAGCTGACTCGCCAACATAGGAATGTGGGCTGACTCCAGCGTCATATAACAACTGGTCCTTCATCTGACGACCTATATCTGCAGCCATCTGCATCGTGATATTGTGCGTTTGCTGGTCCGGTGTAAGTTTGCTCATCGGGACGTTGTGGAAACAAGGTACGATATAAGGGCCCCTGCTATAATGAGCAGCCCGCCGATCATTATAGCAGGCCCAGGTTCACCTCTGTTCCAGATATCGACGATTTTGATGCCAATGCCTCCGAGAAAAACCAATGATCCTAACACAACAACACCTATTATGATTTTAGTCATTTGGATGATGTCCCCACTAAATACCCAGTATGCATAACCCAATACACCGGCCACCCACCACCATAAAGCGCACCATCAACTATGCACGTGTTCGGTTGACTTCGAAAAGTCGTGCATCGGTTGTGTGCATACCCATATGTAGCGGTGGCGGCGAAAATATACGCAAGCATTAACGCCACGATGACAAACAACGCTTGTACATCAGTTATCATCTATCGACCTTTCCAACACAGATCACCCAACTTTTCGCGGCGGAGCAGTTCGGCCAGCGTGTCCCGGTCGTGTTCCAGATCCATTTGTATGCGCCGGGCCTCGTCCGCCGCCTTTTCTTCCCGTTCGACGCGCTTTTTTTCTTCCATGGCAGCTCTAGCTTTATCCTGCCAATCCGAGTCCCACAGATACTCGATTGGCATCGAGATCGATCCACCATCCGTGTACCCACGAGCACCATATCCGATCCATTCGATCACGACCAAGTCTGACGTATCTGAGAATTCCCATTTGTCGACATATAGGTTCAGTCCAGACTCGCCAACCATGTCCAGGTATTCACCCAGAATCCCATCGATGTGGACGTCGGCCCACTTCTGCATGTCCTTGAACTCTAGGACCTTCGACTGCAGCTTCTCTGTGTCGGATATAATCATTTGCTGGTTTCCGCTGTGTCTTCGATGAAGTGATACATAACGGTGAATAAGATAGACAATCCACCCCCAAGCATCCGAGTTATTTCCCACCCAGCGGAGTTCCAATCCATCAGATACATCGGAATGGACCATTTGGTGAACGCGATTATTAAGTGGGCAAGGAGAGCCAAGGCAACACACAATAGTACCGCCTGGAAGAATGTTATGGCCACGTCCATGATTGATGGGTTGAGTCTATCTTTAGGCATGTGACACCATCCGGAATTCTGCCGCCCGCTTTTGTGTCGTCGACATCTGAGACATCGGCCCGCTGCAACAGGTCGTGAGTGATATAGTGATATCGATCACGAGAGGATTTTCGATCGTTGATGCTGACCTTGCTGGGGTCGATCGCCTCAACATTATCGAAGATCTCGCTGAATTTCGATAGCATCCCATGAACGTCATCTTTCGAAACGCCCTGGTCTATCAGGAACGACCCAACAGCGCATTCGGCACAAGAATGCCAGTCATACTTGGTATTCGGGTCTTGGCGGCCGAGCCATTTAGTGAAGTCGTTGAAGTCGTATTCCATTCGAGATCTCCATTTGTTTGATACCTCATCATACACGATTTCGTAAATGGGTCAACGATTTATTCGGTACCGATATACGTATATTTTAGTGCACGTTTCAAACACGCGCCCATGGTACGGGGTCCGTCTGATGCTGTGATATCCCAGTAAGGGGTGGTCGTTTTCAACGGAGTATTTTTGAAAAGTAACTCCCAGACCAACGACCAGGCTGTCGGACGCTTTCTGAGTCCCTTGAACAGCGTGGCATACTCACACTTTGGGTCGATGACTATCGTCCCGCTATCTCGGCAGGCCTGTTGGAAGCGGCCTACAGGGCAATCCAGATGATCACCCCAACAATAGCCATCGTCTGGGTCCTGTGTGCCCAGCCAATTAACGAATCCTTCGAAAGTATATTCCATCATTTTGCCCTCGCTTGCCATTCACATGCACGGTCCAACACGTCACCGAATTTGACCATCATACTTGTCGAAAAACTATTGCGGGCCATCCGGTTAGCCCTGATAGCGTCCGTCCCGCCGGCACATATCCATTTGTATAATTGAACACCTTCTCTGCCATTGCCGCCTACGGACGCAATAAACATGTCGGCGTATCGGGTGTATCCGGCGTTGGATCTATTATAGAATTGACCCATACAACAAGTGGCTGTCGAGTCCCAGTCGAACTCTTCATCACGAGGCTTGGTCATCAATCAATCAACCCATCGATGTTATTTGCATACTTCATTTTACGTCCCATCATTTAAACCAATGTGTTGCCCACTGCAACCACAATTTATGACTTGCTGTAACACTCGGTGGATATCCTTCCGGCCTTGGCCACAACAACTTCAGTAGCGTCCTATTGCGAATTGTTACGATCATGTGTTCAACTGATATTCGAGCGCACGGTCCAGCACGTCGCCGAATGTGATGTACAACTCGTCCGGGTTCAGATCGATCTTGTCGGTACCACCAGCGACGATGTTCCAATACAGGCGAACCCCTTCTTCCCGATCACCAGTAGCATCAACAAATATGTCGTGGAACTGGCCAACCTTCAGAATACTGAACCCGTCGGGAGTCAGCGGTGCCGCGTACTGTGCTTCTGCCGCTTCAAAGAACTGACTGACACAGCAGCCTTTCTTATCGGTGCCGTACCATTCAACGAAGTCTGCAAACGTCCGTTCGAATTTCCGAGCCATCAGACATCACCGGTGTATTCGAATCGCTTGATCCGAGCCTGCGCCGTAGCCATCAACGAACCTCGCCGCCCACCAGAACTAGAATACTTCGTTGATACATCTTTCCCTTCATTGTTCAGCAGCAGGAACTCATATATGATTTCACGTGGGTCTTGGTTGAACCGGGCCCGGAACGCATCAAATGCATCAAATTCAACATCGGGCCCGCTGATCACGGTGACACCTTCGAACAGCTCACTAAACTCGCTGGTGAATCCCTGGTAGCCATAATCAGCTAAGAACCGGCCGACGGGGCACATCTTGCCGTCGAACCAATCGTAGGTGAGGTCCGGATCCTGTTCCAAAAGCCACGTCTTGAAGTCGTCGAACGTATGAGGTCCTATCATAACATGCTCCTTGCCAATCGTTGCCGACGAGCGAACTCTTCCAGCTGCTCGCGGGTGAATTTGAAGCTGCGCCTGTTCTGACTGCGGGACAACGCCACTGCGTCAGAAGGCACCTCAAAACTCGGATCCATGAACTCCGAGGTCTGCATGTTAGGCAGCGAGGGCCCGCCAGCAATTAGTTTACTTCGAATCTCTGCGAGGCGGCCGGCGACCGATCCCAGGCTTATGTGCTCAATTGTTGAAGCACATAAGCCGCACACATATTCCTGCGGAAGGAATGCGAATAGACTGTGCGAGACGGCACCAGAGCTGTTCCACATCTCGAAGTGATCTTTCGATTGACCGTGGTGGCCGCCTTCTTCCTCCGGATAAATCAGATCCCAGAACGCTTGGTAGTCGTGGCTGAGTAGCGCGTCAATTTGGGCGTCATATGTATCAGGCATTGTATTCGATCCTTGCTATGCGTTGCCGGCGAGCAAACTCTTTCAGCTCACCGAGGGTGAATTTGAAGTCGTGGCGTTGATCTTGCCGCCGGATGGTATCGGCCATCAGCTGCGCAGCAGAGTCAAAACCCGAATCCCCATCCGGCGTCTGAAACCGATTGCTTTGCATGTCCGGCAGAGGGGTGCTGCCCAGCATTATAGCATCTCTGATATCCTTGATTGCAGTAGAGCCTTCCTCCTCGATCTCGCCCGAGTACATGTGCTCGATTGTGCTAGCACACTGCCCGCCGACACACCCTTGCGGAAGGAATGCAAATAGGCTGGATTTGTGGGCCCCACTGCTGTTCCACATCTCGTAATGTGAGGTACCAGACTCGCGCGTATGGTCGGCCGCATCGATCCAGTCTTCGGTTATCAGCTCCCAGTAGGCAAGCTTGTCGCTGGACATAATCGCATCGATTTGTTCGTCGTATGTGTCGTATGTGTCGGCGCTCGGTGTATTAAACATCTGCGGTAAACTCCTTCAGTGATTCGAGTTCTTCTGCATATGCGGCCGCCGCGCGTTGCCGCCGGGCGAACTCTTCCAGCTGCTCTCGGGTGAAAACGGTCTTTCGGAG